CATTGTAGCCGTTGGAGCTGTGCCCAAGCCCCGACTGGTTGAACCGCCAGATGTTCACGGCCTGCGTGATGTCCTCGTTATCCATGACCACCATCTCGTACGGTTTGCCGTTTGCGTCGTACAAGAACTTGATGTATCCGCCGGAGTTCCCGGTGATCATCTGTGTGGCCTTGTCAACGGCGATCTGCAGGTTGGTCTTCAGCTCTGCAGTCTCTTCTTCTATCTTTTCGTTAACTTTTGTGAACTGCTCATCCAGCCCCCTGCTGGCCTTGCCGATCACCAGGTCATCATACCGGTCTTTCAGGACGTTCCATGTGACTTCCACAACCCTTGCGGTGATGTCTGCATCGATGTTTTCGCTGGTCACCCGGATCGTATCGCCAAGGGAAACCCGCTCCACCGTCGCAAAATCCCTAAATTCCTCTGTAAGCCAGAGCGGGATGAACGCCACGCTGGTAGTCTCGTCCGGAAGCCCGGACTGGTAGTTCGCCATGTAGTCCACAGCTGCCTGGTTCAGTTCGTTTATCGTCGGGACATGACCTTCCGGGAACCATGCCTGGAAGTCGTAAGGCACCACCCGGCTGTATGGGTAGTTCGCATCCTTGACCGGGTCAACATAGACGCTCCCGATCAGGATGATTGGTTCCGGCTCTACTCCGCCGGACCCTGTGCCGGACATGTCCATTCCGGTCCAGTACGGCAGGATCCCCGTCACGGCGTCGGTGATGTCGGATTCCTGGATGAACTCTGTGAGGTTCTTTCCAAAGTTGATCCGTACGCCGTTGTCAGCTCCTCTCATGTTGACCAGGTCTATCCGGTCCAGTCCCCATTTCACTTCCAGGTCATACCGGTTGATCACTTCGCCAAGCATCCCGCGCACGGACATCGGGATATTCACTTTCATGTCCCCGTACCGTGCAGTAGTGGCTACCATCTGGAAGGAGATGGAGAAACATGCCTGGTCCTTGATCTGCAGCAGCGCTTCTACCGGGCTGGCTGCATACCACGGCTTGACCGGTATCAGGGACAGCCTATAAGACCAGTGCCGTGCATAGACCGTCACGATTCCCGATAATTCCTTGTCGATCTTGTAGATCTCAAACGGCTGCGGATCTTCTGTCGGTGATGGTTTCGCCAGGATCAACCTGGTCTTTTTGATGTCGCTGAAATGGATGCCTGTAACCGGGTATTCCATTTCCAGCTCATATTCACCATTCAGGACTTCATGGACAGTGCAGGTGATGGCATCATTCAGCCCGCCAAGCCCGTTGCTGGTAAAAGCCGTTTCATTTGCCGGGTATAAGATCGGGATCATAATCGCCACCACCTTGGGATAACTTCGACATCTGCCTGCGTGCTGTTCAGGATCCCGGTCTCGCCGGGCGAAAGAACCGGCCAGCTCGGCACAGTGACATCACCGTTCCGGTTGGTCAGGCCTTCCCTTGCATCCTGCAGGTCGCAGTCGAAGTCGATGAAGTTCGTCAGGTTATTCGCCGTCAGAGTCGTGTTCCCGACCGTCACTGATCCGGTCGCATTCAGCCGGATCATGGGCTTTGCATCGAAGTGCGTCGGGTTGTACAGCCGTACCGTTTCGCCGGCAGGGATGATGATCTTCTGCTCCCCGGACTTAAGAAAGCGCTGGGGTTTGCAGTCGAACTCCAGGGGGAACTGGCCCCACCGGTTCAGGAATCCCAGCTCCTCGATCTCGAATGGGCCGGAATAGATGGCCATCCGGAACTCGTCCGGGTGGTATGTATCTTCCAGCCTGCAGTAGCCCTTGCGGGAAAGCAGGAAAGCACGGAGGCCTCCGACATTTGCCGGGAACCTCCGTCCGATCACTGCAGTATATTGCATTTTGTAATTGTTCCATCTGCCGTTGTCCAGCGTCAGGTTGCCGTTCCTTCCGGGGACCTCGATGCTTTCGTAATCCCTCCTGGGAGCATTGTAGACACCCGTCCCGGAAAGGCCGACATTGTAATCAAGGCTCGACACTCCGTCGAACACAAAGTAATTCTTGAGCATCATCTAAACACCGCACCTTTCCGATTCAGACCGGCGTTGATCTTGTTCTCCACGATCCGCGCCAGCTCGTTGACGTCCTGACCCTGCGCACCGTAAACATTGATGGACATCGGGCCATAAGTATAATTGTTTGAAGTGGATCCTGCGCCCTGCACCGTTGTGGACAGGACTCCGGCAACATCTCCAATGGCATCCTGTACCAGTCCAACATTGTCCCTGATGCCCTGCGCCAGCAGTTTCATCATGTCCGGGCCGTATGTGTGGAACCTCGACAGCGGACCTTTGTCAGGTTCGGAGAACCCGATCATGTCCTCAATCCAGTCAACCAGGTCCCAGATCTCATCCCAGACCCATGTGACACCGTTCGCAATACCTCTTGCAAAGTTCCTCATGAGGTCATAGCCCCATGTTTTTGCATCTTCCAGCATGTTTTCAAAATAATTGACAGCACCCTGCATGGCATCTCTTACCACCCGGTACATGCCGGATAGTGCGTTGGTTATGCCTGTCGGGATCTCCTGGAACGCTCTTACAGCTGCGTCTTTTGCACCTTGTGCGAAATTAGACACAGTCTCTTTTATGGTTTGCCACTTATTAGACGCTGTTGTCTTGATGTTCTCGAACGCCGTTGCCGTAGAGGACTTGAGGTTGCTCCAGGCATTGTTGACAGCCATCTTTGTATTGTTCACAGCAGTGGAGATGGCCGTCTTGATATTGTTCCACTTTGTCGTGGCACTGGACTTGATACCATCCCAAACCTGCTCCAGGTTCTTCTTCAGGTCCTTGAAGATCTTCTTCACACCATCAAAGATATCCTTCACAAAGTCCACGATCAGGTCTTTGATCTCGCCCCACAGTTTGTCAGCCAGTTCCTTGACCGCCTCCCAGTTCTTCTTCAGGTTATCCTTCAACCCGCTGAAGTTTCCGGTTACCAGGTCGATGACCAGCTGGACGGGACCCATAATGGCAGCCTTAATCAGCTCCCACGCAGTTCCGGCGATCTTTTTGATGTTCTCCCATAAGCCCGACAGGGTCTCGGAGAAGATGGATATCTCGTCCAGGATCAGCTGCAGAAACAGCTGGACGATCGGGTTTTCCATCAGCGCTGTCCAGAACTGATTGAACACGTTCTTTAGACCGTCCCACAATGCAAACCACTTTTCCGGGATAGCCTGGAAGACGCCTATCACGCCCATAACGACGTTTTTGATGCCTCCCCATATCTGAGTTGCTTTCGCTTTTATCTCGTCCCAGTGGCGGTATAAAAGCACGCCTGCAGCAATAACGCCTGCGATGGCTGCCACGATAAGTCCGAGCGGACCGGTCGCAAGAGCTGCGATGGCTGGGCCTATGACGCCGATCAGCGACATGATCGTGCCAATCCCATGAATGATCGGTCCGATCACCATCAGCACCGGACCGATGGCAGCTGCCAGCAGGCCCATCTTCACTATCATCTCTTTCGTCTTCGGATTCAGGTTCCTGAACCACTCCGACAGCTTCTTGATGGCCTTCGCCAGGGATTCCAGGACGGGAGCCAGCACTTCGCCGATGGCCCCGCCCAGGTCAGCCCCGGCCACCTTCAGTTCGTTGAATGTGGTCTTCAGCTTATCCGTGCCGTCAATCGTGGTCTCGAACGTTTTGTCCACATTGCCCAGGTTATCGTCCAGGGCCGTCCCCAGTTCGTCCAGGGACAGTGTTCCGGTCTTCGCTGCCTGGTAGATCGCCGGGCCGGCTCTGGATCCGAAAATGTCGATGGCAGCCTGAAGCTTCTCTGTGTCAGATGCAGAACTTTGCATCGTTGCTGAAAATTCTTTCAACACATCGGGCAGTGCTTTCCCTTCCTTTGCTGCCTCGACCACTGCCTTTTTCAGGCCGGTCATGACCTGGCTGGTATCAACGCCGGCGGTCTCGCAATCGCCCAGGAAGTTCGCAGCATCGGATGCGCTCATGCCCATCTCGTTCAGTGCAGCTGCGTTTGTGACCATGGAGCTTGCCAGTGTGTCCATGCTGATGCCGGTCCTCTGGCCGACAGCGTTCATGGTATCCAGCAATGCGCCTGCGTCCTTAGTCTCAAGCCCGAAGGCCTCCATGACCTTCTGCGTCTGGTCGATGGAGCTGGAAACATCCGTGTTGTTCAGCTTCGCGAACTTGACGAATTTCTCGGACAGACTTTCCAGTTCGGTGCCTGTCAATCCGAAGCGGGTATTCACCTCACCGATGGCAGCCCCTGCGGTCGCGAAGTCTGTCGGGATCCTGGTGGCGATGTTCTCCATGGACTGCTTCATATCGTCCAGGGCCTTGCCCGTCGCACCGGTTTTCGATGCGATCGTATCGAATCCTTCATCTACTTCGGAGAATGCTTTCATGGAAGCTGCACCGACCGCCACGATCGGCGCAGTTACATTCTTTGTCATGCCCTTTCCAAAGTCGGATACCTTGCCTCCGACTTCCTGCAGCTTCTGCCCGGCCTTTCCGATCTGCTCGAAAGCGGACGGGTCTGAAAGGGCCTTGTTTGTTTCTTTTGCCTGCTGTTCCAGCTTCTTCAGTTCGCTTTCCGTCTGGATGATCTCACGCTGCAGAGCATCGTACTGCTTCTGGGTGATCTCTCCGTTCTTCAGCGCATCTCCGGCCTTTTCCTCGGCCTCCCGAAGAGCCTTCAGCTTTTCTTTCGTTTCGTCAATGGACTGCGCCAGAAGCCGTTGCTTCTGCTGGAGCAGTTCCGTGTTTCCGGGATCTAATTTCAGCAGGCGGTTCACATCCCGGAGTTGGCTTTGGGTGCTTCTCAGTTCAGAGTCGATGCCCCGTATAGCCCGATTAAGCTCTGTGGTATCGGCACCGATCTTTATCGTAATGCCTTCGATTCTTTTCGACACTTTTCCACCTACCTTTTCAGAGCATCTATGTCTTCTTGCGTTGCCACGGCCTTCCACTCGACATCGTCGTTGGACATTTCCGCGAAAATGTCAAGTATTCCGCCTATAGTCAGTAAATCCATTTCGTATAAAGAAATCCCGGCCTGTACACACCGCAATTCAAGAAGCGCAGTGGTAGTAGGCCGGTCTGTCTTTTTTATTTTTTTTTAGATTTGACTATGGTCTTCTGATTCGCTCCCCAGAGGGATATCAGTTCCGGAAGAACATTATAGATGGACATGACCTCGATCTCGTCCAGCCATTCTTCCGGAGTGTCGGGAAATTCTTCGCCGTGGGCTTTGGCAGCATGCCATGCCATGATGAAGGCGATGTTCTCAAAGACTTCCAGGCTCTCCACCGGAAGCGAAGATCCGCCATCCTTTGCGCCGTCCATCGTGTCTGCAAGGCGTGCCATATCGACCAGCATGTCACCACCGAAGATGTTCCGGTAGTGTCTCGGAGTGGCCCCGGATGCCCGGAACCGTACTTCCTTACCGCCAATGTCGATGATCTTTTCCATTTCAGCCATTGTTATTCCCTCTTATCATTCTCCTGCGTTACTGTTCTGAATGGTCGGAGTATAAACAGACTCGAACCATGTATCATAACCGGTGTTGTCGGATTCCGCCATCGCCTTAACAAGGCCGTCCGCTCTCGGGGAAGCCGTGAAGGAAATGGTGTCGGTCTGCGGTTCAATCGTTTCTTCTGTGGTATTCGCCTCGGAAGAAGGTCTTGTGGCTGCGCAGTTGTAGTAGCAGAACCGTGTGGCATCCACATCGTTTTCCACCTGGAACAGTAGCGCGAAGGAAGCCGGTTTTGCATTGGCGTACTCTACCAGCACGCCATTGGTGTCTTCGACTTCGCCCAGGATATCCTTCCGGAATGCGGGCGGGATCAGCGCTGTTTCCAGTTCGCCGGAATAGCCGTTGTTGGAGCTGGCCACCCAGTAGTTCATGTTGTCGGCCCGGAACGGTGTCAGCTCGCCTTCTGCGTCAAGGCTCATGCTGACGGCACCAGGCCAGGCAACAGGTGTGCCATAGGTAACAGCACCGTTGGCCCCCTCCGTGATCTTGG